GTATTAAGCTGTGTTAAGTCTTTTTTAGAAAATAATACAACAGGCGGTATTGTATATTATGATACTGAGGCTGCTGTTACTAAGGAGATGATGGAATCAAGAGGTATTGATACTAGAAGAGTTATTATTGCAGAACCTGATACAATACAAAAATTTAGACATCATGCACTAAAGGTTATTGAATCTTATGATAAAGCTCCTATTAAAGATCGTCCACCAATGATGATGGTTTTAGACTCATTAGGTTTAATGTCAACTACTAAAGAATTGGAAGACACTAATGAAGGTAAAGAAACACGAGATATGACCAAATCACAAATAATCAAAGCTACATTTAGAGTATTAACATTAAAGCTTGCTAAGGTTAAAATACCAATGATTGTTACAAATCATGTATATGAATTAATAGGTTCTTATATTCCAGTAAAAGAAATGGGTGGTGGCTCTGGATTAAAATATGCAGCATCTTCAATATGCTATCTTTCAAAAAAGAAAGAACGTGATGGTACAGACATTATTGGTAATATAATAAAATGTAAAATGCACAAATCAAGAATATCAAAAGAAAATAAAGGTGTTGAAGTGCTATTACACTATGAGAGAGGGCTTGATAGATATTATGGTCTTCTACAATTAGCAGAAAAATATGATATTATTAAAAAAGTATCAACACGATTTGAGATGCCAGATGGTACTAAGGTATTTGGTAAAACTATTAATAAAGAACCTGAAAAGTATTTTACCGAAGATATAATGGTTAAATTAGAAGAAGCGGCAAGAAAAGAATTTTTATATGGTGTTGAAACAGATGAATATAGAACAGACGATAATATCGAATCTAACGAAGAATGAGGAATTTTCAAGAAAGGTTATTCCTTATCTTGAAAAGACATTATTTAGTGATAATACAGAAAGATTAGTATATGAGATTATTGACAATCATATCAAGACTTTCAACGCACTTCCGTCTAATGAAGCTCTCGTTATCGATTTGGGTAATAGAACAGATGTTAACGATACGCTTCATTCAGAAGCTGTTGAATACATCAATAAACTCGACGTCGACGAAAATACAAATTTTGAATGGCTACTTGACAATACAGAAAAGTGGGTTCAGGAGAAAGCTATATATAACGCTATCATGGATTCTATTCAAATTATTGACGGTAAAGCAAATGATGGTAAGGATAAAGGGTCTATACCGCAATTACTAAGTGATGCATTAGGTGTATCATTTGATAATCATGTAGGACACGATTTTATTGATGATGCTTCAGAGAGATTTGATTTTTATCAAAAAAAGGAATCGAGATTGCCATTTGATATAGAATATCTTAATAAAATAACAAGAGGTGGCATACCAAATAAAACATTAAATATTGCATTAGCCGGAACAGGTGTTGGAAAATCATTATTCATGTGTCACTGTGCATCTGCTAATCTTCTAGGAAGTAAGAATGTATTGTATATTACTTTAGAAATGGCTGAAGAAAAAATAGCAGAGAGAATAGATGCTAATTTATTAAATGTCACCATGGAAGAACTTTACATGTTACCAAAGGATGCTTTTGATAAAAAGATTGATAGGGTGGCTAGTAAAACTAAAGGTAAGCTTGTTATAAAAGAATATCCAACTGCTTCTGCAGGTGCTGGACATTTTAGACATTTATTAAACGAACTTAAATTAAAACGTAACTTTATACCTGATGTGATATATATTGATTATCTTAATATTTGTATGTCGTCAAGGTTAAGAGCAGGTGCAAATGTCAATTCGTATACTTATATTAAAGCGATTGCAGAAGAGCTTAGAGGTCTGGCGGTGGAATTCAACGTGCCGATCTTCTCTGCGACACAAACAACAAGATCGGGTTTTGGCGCTAGTGACGTGGGCCTTGAAGACACCTCGGAGAGCTTCGGTCTTCCTGCCACTGCTGACTTTATGTTTGCGCTTATTAGCACCGAAGAACTACAAGATCTAAATCAAATAATGTGTAAACAATTAAAAAATAGATATGCTGATCCCAACATAAATAAAAGATTCGTAATAGGTATTGATAAATCTAAGATGAGATTATATGATGTAGAACAAGATGCTCAAAATGATATTATAGAAGGCCCTGTTTTTGATAATACACAAATGGGCAAAGCTATGGATAAACCAGTAGAACTATTTAAGGATTTTACATGACAACAAACTATAAAATAGTAAGAAGAAAAAAACAATACTGCGTACTTGAAATATATACAAATTTTATAATTAGTAGGCATAATAAAAGAAATAATGCTACTGCAGCTTGTTATCATTTAAATTCAGGTGGAGGTTTTGATGGCCATACTCCACTTTTTATTATATCTAACAATTCATTAATATCCCCCATCAATATAAACGAAGCCTTTACAGATACATTTAAATAATATTTTTATCAAAAAAACTGTTGACATTTATTAATTTATGTTCTATAATTAATTATAATATAGAATAAGGAATTAATTATAGTGAATTATGTAGAGTGTATAGGTGGATTAAAATCACAAAGAGAATTAGCTGAATCAGTTGTTAATTTTTGTATATCTAATTTGATGTCTCGATTTAAAACCTTAGATATATCTGTTAATTTAAACGACATATCTAAAGATGGTGCTGTTGGTTATTGTATGGCTATAACCTCTAGAGAATTTGAGCTAGAAATTCATTCCAAACAAACTCCCCAAAATTTAATTAAAACTATATGTCATGAAATGGTTCATGTGTGGCAACATGCTACAGGTAAATTATATTGTGATCATTGGTATAACATTGATTATACTGAATCAGAATATAAAGATAGACCATGGGAAATACAGGCATATAATCTAGAAGAACCTCTACAAAAAAAATTTATACAATCAGCAAAAAAAAGTTATTTTTATGAAAAAAACTGTTGACTTTTATATTATTTGATGTGATAATAAATTATATAATAAAGAATAAGGATTAAAATGGAAGAATATAAAAGAAAGCATTTAGCAGAGAAATTTAGATTTAAAATTATTTGTTGTATTTGTGCATACATTTGTATTGCTGTAGTGTTGTTAAGAATGGGAGGTTCTATATAATGATTAAAGTATTTCAATTAGATAGTTATAAAATTATGCCAGAATCACCTACTTTCTATGGTATGAATGATAAAAAGTTATTTGACCTTGATAAGCATATAGATAATTATGAGCATACTGCTACTATAGATACTAATGATTTAGATGAAGCTTTTAAGATAGGTAATATTGGTCCTATAGGTAAAATAGATAGATTTAGTTTAAAATTTCATTCTCTATCTGTTGGTGATATTTTAGAATTAAATAAAGAAAAATATATTGTTGCATCATTCGGTTTTGATAAGTTAGGAGTATAATATGATTTGTTCAAGTAGATCTCATGAGAAATTTATGAAGCAAGGGTTAAGTTGGTCTTGTGCTAAGTATAAAGCTACATATGCATATGTTTATCTAGCTGATAAAATTAGAGACACACGATCTAAAATACACAGAAATCCAAATGAAATAGATCAATGGATATTGAATGTATTATTAACTAATAAAGAATTTCTTTTAAACGCAAAAACTGATAATATGGTTGATTATATCTGTCATCATTTATGCGGTGATTTATTACATGAATTTGAAATAAATTATCCAAAATAAGTGTTGATTTTTATTTGTTTTGTCAGTATAATAAATTATATAATAATAAAAAAGGAAATAAAATGCTTAATATTAATAAGGTAATAGCAGATTTAGAAAAGATGACAGCTGTACAGCAGGATATATTTGCTGCTCGTATAATAGATAGTAATGCTAGTTTAGCAGTAGCTATAGCTACTAAAATTAATATTGCTCATCAGGATAAATTTTATACTGATTCAGTAGAGGCCACCTATAATGGTGAATAAACATTTAGAAAAAAGAATAGATAATACATTAACCGCCTTACAATTTTGTAGAGATAATAAGTCTGCATGGGGCATACAATATTGGTCTAATGTATTAGGTGTATTAATAAGACAATTGAGAAGAGGGACAAAATTTGACAATTAAAGAAGATATTGTCTACGCATTAAAAGAAGCTACATTAATGTGTCCAGATAATAAAGATAATATTATAGAGAATGCATCAAGATTAGCTAATGTGCCTACATCTTGGGTTGATGAAGTATATAAAAATAATAAGGGAGTTATAAATGAGTAATCAAAGAAAAGCTAAGACTTTTAATGCTAGTGGTTTTGATAACGGCCAATCAATGAAGTTATTACAATTTTTTAAAAATGCTAGATTGGAATGTGAATCAGCAGAACAAGCTGAAGCGGCTTTTTATTTTGGCCAGATAGAAGACCATTTAAGAGATGGTAAAGGGTTGCCTACTGAGCCTAGATCTATTATGAAAGTCCTTGGTTTATAATATTATAAATATATCTATAAACACGAGGTCATAATGAAAAAATTTAATAATTTTATTATAGAGTCAAACAATTCTCATATGGAACATTTAGAAGATAATGTTCTAAATAGAGGTGTTGATGGTGCCAGAGAAGCGATTAATTTTATCCAATCATTAAGAGATATGCTGGCAGGCAAAAGTGATAATAGAGTAAATGTATCTGTAAAATGGGATGGATCACCTGCAGTATTTGCTGGAGTAGATCCATCAGATGGTAAATTTTATGTAGCAAAGAAATCTATTTTCAACACAACTCCTAAAGTATATAAAACACCTAAAGATGTGAAAAAAGATACAACGGGTGATTTACAAAAAAAAATGCTTAAAGCTTTACAACAATTACCTAAATTGGGTATAACAGATATATGTGTTCAAGGTGACTTTTTGTACGATAAATCAGATCTCGAGTACCAAGATATAGAAAAAAATAAATTTATTACATTTCATCCTAATACCATTTTATATGCAGTACCCGCAAATACTCCTCTTGGTAAAACTATTAAAAAGAGTGAAATAGGTATTGTGTGGCATACAACATATACCGGGGATTCTTTTCAAACAATGAAAGCATCATTCGGTAAAACTATAGCCTCAAGATTAAAAAAATCACCAAGTGTCTGGTCGGTAGATGCAGTGTATCAAGATGTGTCTGGTAGAGCTACTATGACATTTGAAGAGACCAGTCAAATAACTGCTGAATTGAGAATAGCTGGACAAATATTTAGAAAAATTAAGGCAAAATATTTAAATAATATTAAAGATAGTGAAGAAGTAAAGAAAAAAATTAAAACCTTTTTAAATTCTTATATACGTGAAGGCCAAAGCTGGCCAACAGGAATGGCTCTATCGCAAGCATTTCTTAATTATATTACTGAATATTATAATAAAGAAATTGCTAAAAGAAAAACACCTAAAGGCAAAGCAGGTGTTGAAGAAAAAAAGAAAGAATTTATGAAGGTATTAGCTGATCCTATTTCTCTTGCTAATGTATTTAATTTAATGCAAAAAATAGTTGTTTGTAAACATTATATTATTGGAAAAATGAATGAAGCAGGTTCTTTAAGAACATTCCTTAAAACAAAAAATGGTTATAAAGTTACAGGACAAGAAGGATTTGTTGCAATTGATCGTATAGGAAATAATGCCGTCAAGTTAGTAGATAGGCTTGAATTTAGTTATGCAAACTTTTCACCTGATATACTTAAAGGGTGGCAAAGATAATGGTCCCTATAAAGAGACCAGAATATATTAAAGATGAAGAATTTAATTTTTATAAAAATTTAATTTTAAAAGATCTACCAAATGGCAATATAGAACAAACAGCTTGTTTATTCTGGCATAAAGATGACACAGGATCATTTGGATCATTAGATGATGGTCCACTTAGAGATTGGATTGTAAACTGGCCTAAATTTAAAAATGAATTAATTAAAAGAGGATGGGGCTTTCATAAAGTATTACAAGCCGGTGGTAATCTTGGCATGTATGCAAGATTTTACTTGAATCATTTTGATAAGGTAGTATCAATAGAACCAGATCCAGTTAATTTTTATTATCTTGTAAATAACACACAAAGTGATAGATGCACCAAGCTACAAATGGCTTTAGGTGATACTCAGAAATTAGTAAATTTAAAAAGAAGAAATTATGCCAATAGAGGCACATTTTCTATTAATCCTAGAGATATTGATTTAAATCATGATATTGAGGTTATGCAAACAACTATAGATTCATTACAATTACCAGATATAGATTTAATACATCTTGATGTAGAAGGACATGAAGAAGCTGTAATTATAGGTGCCCAAGCAACTATAAGATTATTAAAACCAGCTATCATCACAGAACTCGGAAGAGGTCATGAATTATTAAAAAATCTTGGATATTCGTTTATATTAAGTTCTAATGCTGATTACTTATTCTTGCATAACGATAATGTATAAATAAGAGTGTAGTTAGTCTTAGGAAAACCTACACATGAAGAACCAGTAAGTCTCAGGAAAACCTGGCGAGGATAATAAAATGAATAAAAGCAAAACTAAAAAAATTAAGAACAGTAAATCTGATTCAAAATCACAAAGTGATGAAATTATTATATCACCAGCTATTAAAGAAGCTAAAGAAACAACAGCTGTATTCAGCTTTGGTAGATATAATCCCCCTACAAAAGGACACGAAGTTTTAGTTAGCAAACTACGCGATATAGCCCGCAAGGAAAAAGGCATACCTCTTCTATTTCTCTCCCAAACATTCGACGCACAAAAAAATCCACTACCTTACGCTGATAAATTTAAATTAGCAGCAAAAGCTTTTGGTAATGATTTGTTGCGTCGATCAAAAGCTAACAACATTATAGGCTTGCTTAAAGAATTATCAGGGCAATATGATAATGTTGTAATAGTTGCTGGATCTGATCGAGTATCAGAATATGAAAGATTAGCAATGTATAACGGTAAAGATTTTAAATTTAAATCGTATAAAGTTGTAAGTGCTGGTACTCGAGATCCTGATGCAGAAGGAACTGCATCAATGTCAGCATCTAAATTAAGAGCAGCAGTAAAAGACGATGATAAAGCTTCCTTTAAGAAAGGTATCGCTTCTAAATTATCATCAATATCAGATAAAGTATTCAACATGGTAAGATCAGGTATGGAATTAGCAGAACAATTAGAATCAGAAGGACTTCTCACAGAAGTATTAAATACCCAGCAAAGAAGAGCTCGAGGTATTATGATGAGAAGATATAGAACTAAACTTCAAAGAGGACGTAAAATAGCATCAAAGAAAACCGCAAGTACTGCTAAATTAAAGAAAAGAGCAGCAAGAAAAGCTATAGGTTTTATGAGAAAAAAATTAGCAGGTAAAAGGGGAGTTAATTATAGAAATTTATCCCCGGCTGCAAAACAAGCTATTGATAAGCGTGTAGCAACAAAGAAAACAATGATTAAAAAAATATCTAAAAGGTTAATGCCTCGTGTAAGGAAGGGTGAAATGGAAAGATTATCTAGAATGAGAAGTAGAAAAGCTAATGAATCTATTGATCAATATTTTACAAATTATTTAAACGAAGCTAACTTTAAAGTAGATATAGAAGGTCTACCATCAATTTATGTACAAAGTAATTCAGCTGGTAAAGTAAAAACAGAATTAAGAAAATTGATTAAAAAACCAGAAGAAAATATTACGAATATAGAAAGAGTCTTACCATCAGATTTAAGAAAGGCATTTAAATTGAGAATGCAAGGTAAAGAAGATACAGAAAATATGGATGAAGCTAAAAGAAAATTTACTAATGATGAGATTAAAAAAGCAAATGCAATATCTGCAATGGCCAGAACACCCGCAGATGCAGAGAGAAAAATAGCTTCTAAAATGAAATTATCAAGAACAGATGCTAAAGATTTAGTTAATGCGGCAGTTAGAAAAATGTTAGGTCTTAAAGAAGATAAAGATCCATGTTGGAAAGATTATAGACAATTAGGTGTAAAAAAGAAAAATGGTAAAACGGTTCCTAATTGTATACCAAAAGAAGAATTAAATAAAGCTTTTAAGGAAATTTATGTTTCTAGAAAATATTTAAAAACATTAAAGAATCCAAAAAAATGGAAAGTAGGTCCACCTAGAAGTCCTTATGCGCCAAGCACAAGTAAACCAACTAAACCAACTAAACCAACTAAGCCACAAACATATAAAGAAAAGTTAACTAAAAAATCTACAGCAGGGGACTTTATAGATGATTTTAAAAAATCTGATAAACCTCAATTTAAAGGCAAATCAGATGAGAAGAAAAAAGATATGGCAATAGCCGCATATCTTCAAAAACAAAATAAACAAGAAGCAGCAATTAAACCACCTAAACCTAGCTTCAATAGAATTACTAAAAGAACAATACAAAATAAACATATTAAAAAAGCTCAATCAGCATATGATAAAAATAAAGATGTTTTAGCCAAACACGGATTTAAAAGACCAACCGTAGAAATGACAGACGAACAACTATTAATGGTAGTTGATAGAATGATTGGCAGTGTGTCCAATACACCTTATGATAAATTAGATGAAAGAGCAAAAAATAATTTGAATGATAAATGTAAGGCATATATTGACTCTGATAAAATAATATCGTTATATAATGAAGGTGTTAGTAAATGGGATAATACAATGGATATGACAGAGCAACAAGCAGGTTATGCTAATGTCAATTCTTTTCTAGCATTTAATAATAAAACTATTAAAGAACAAATAAATTCAAATTTCACCAATTTTATTAAAAGGAAAAAATAAAATGAAAGATTTAATCAATCAAATTAAAGATATGATTATTCAGATATATATTAATATAACTTCAATAATCAGAGATGCAATTAAAAAAATTGTAATACAAATTAAAAAATTAAAATTTTGGTAGAAAAAAATGCGTAGATTTAAACAATATGAAAAAATAGATTTAGTGTGTGAAGGCACAGACTTGTATGATGATTTAGTAATAGAAGAATCAGAATACCAAGGAAAAAAAGTTAAATTAAATGATCCATTTAGAACATCAGGTGGACCTAAAAAATTCTCAGTATATGTAAAAAACGAGAAAGGCAATGTTGTCAAGGTCAATTTTGGTGATCCTAATATGGAAATTAAGCGAGATGATCCTGAAAGAAGAAAATCATTTCGAGCAAGACACAAGTGTGATAATCCAGGGCCTAAAACAAGTGCTAGATATTGGAGCTGTTATCAGTGGAGATCTGGATCTAAGGTTGATAGTTAACTTCAATACTTTATGATGATAAATAATAGAATATAGATAAAATGTTAAGGAGACTATAATGAACAAGCACGGACTTTCACCAGATTTATTAGCTGCAGCTAGAGCTATACTTGAAGGTGAATTACCACCAGCTTTAAAAAAAGCTATAGAAAAGAAAAAAGAAAAAGAAGCTGGTAAAAACGGCGATAAACCAAAAATGGATCCTGTTGGTAAAAAAGATGGTGATGTAGATAATGATGGTGATAAAGATTCATCAGATGAATATCTACAAAAACGCAGAGATGCAATTGCTGCTAATATGAAAGACAGTAAAAAAAAAACTAAAACAGTAGGCGAGGCTAAAGCTGGATATTGTTCGGATGACTGTTGTGGTGCAGATGTTAAAGCAGATGATTGTACATGCCCACCAGGATGTAAGACATGTGATTGTAATAGTGTAAAAGAAAGTATTGCTGAAGCTACTAATATGTTTACTGATGATCGTGTTGGATTTCAAATTGATAGGTTTGCAATGAAGAGTGGTATGGGATTTCAAATTAATTATGGTAAGCGAAAATATATTCAAATACCTAAAGAAGATATGAAAAGAGTTATTACTCAAATGACTAAAGCTTTAAATGCAAAATAATAAGTAAGAAAGATAAAACAATGGCTTGTGACCAAAAAACAGTAAGAAAAATGAAAGAAGCTGATAAGTTGAAAAGAAATGCTACAACTAAAGATCAGATGGTGAGCGCGCTTAATAAAATAAATTATCTACGCAAAATTGATGAGACTGAAAAAGATAGGTTAAAAACTATGACAAATACTAAAATGGGCGAATCTAAAAAATCCCAAGAAGAAGATGATGGTGTAGAACATATTGTTATGCAACTACGCAAATCAGTTTCTTTAAGAGGCCAAAAAGATATACAATTTGGTGACGGAAAAAAGAAAAAAGTATCATTTAAGGACGCACAAGCAGCCTTAACAAAGTATAATAGATCTAGTCCAGCAGATAAAATTAAATTACAAAAACAATATGAAAAAGGTTATAACTCTTTTTCACAAGCTATTAAATAAGGAGAAAAGAATGGCATTATATGGTAAAAATGACCAGCACAGTGATGCACCTAAGTTTATTGTTAGAACTGATACAGGTGAGACTGGCCAAGCACAATTCGGAAATACCGTAATGGGAGCATCAGCTGACGAAGTAGCTGCTGATGGGGGAATTGCACATACTGGATGGGTTAAAAGAACTGTTGGTTCTGGGCAAAGATCTGGCAGAGAACATTTTGAGGTTCTTGTAGCTGGACATATTGAAGGTGATGCAACAGATTATGCTAATACTGATGCTACTGCTAATTCAACTGGTACAGCTGATGATTCAATTTTAGCTGATAGCTAATAGGGAATATATAAATGGCAACGAAAATAAGTGAATTAAATACTTCCGTTACCGCCGTTGCAAATGATTTGTTTATAACTGTTACTGATGCAGCAAATGCAGCATTAATAGAATCAAAAAAGATAACATTTCAAGGTCTAGCAAATTCATTACCTGGAATATTAAATATTGCTGGTAGTGGAGGTCTTACGGTTGATACAACAGCAGATGCTAATATAATTGCATTGGCTATTAATGTATCTGGTAGCAGCGATCTCATAGTTGATACAACCACTAATACTGATAATATAGCATTATCAATTAATACAACCGCTATGCCGTTTCTTGAATCATTTACAATTACTGATCCAGAAAGTGCAGCCACACATACACAAAATGTTATTTCCAATAATACAATATTATTGCAATCAGGTAGAAATATTGGTTTTGATATAGATGCTAATAATACTATTACTTTAGCAACAAGAGAAGTTGCAAATGGTGATAACCTTTATGCGTCAAGTAATGGTTCTCATGAAATAGTCGGCTTGGTTTCAAACCCATCAATAACTGGCAATACTACATTAGGAACGGATTCTGATAATATTACTACGTTTAATTCTATTCCAATATTACCTAATGTAAATACATCAGTAAGAGATGCCTTATCTGCGGTTGATGGAATGATGATATATAATATAGAAGATTATAAAGCACAAGTAAGATGTAATGGAGCTTGGGCTAACCTACATTAATAAATTGAAATTGGTATTATGGATAATTTAAATAACGCGAACTTTATGCTATACGCAGCAAAACATTATGATAATAGTCAGTGCCATGATATAGTTGAATTTTATGATGATATAAAAAGATTTAAATATATTAAAAGATTATTGAATAAAATAAAATTAAATAATGAAATAAAAGATAGATTAGTTATTAATCACTTAGTAGTTTTATATAATGTATTTGGCCATGTGCCTACTAATAGAATGTTATTTTTAAAATTGGATGGATTACATGAATATTTGATACCATTTTTAATATTCATGCAAAGGCTTCCAGAAAAAATAGAAAGTATTAATTTACCTAATAGAACTATTATCTGCAGTGATGTACAACCAAATGAAGCAATAATAAAGGTTTTAAGGAAGTATAAATGGCCGGAGTAGCAGTAGATTTATTTCTAGTATATCAATTCATACGAAGACTCACAACACCATTTAAAGAATGGAAAGCATTTGAGTTGGGTATAATTGATGAAAGAGGCAATATACTTAAAAAAAGATCTACATTATCAACAATAGAAGAACGCAATTCATTTCGTATATTTGATCTAATGGTGTTGCGTCTTAAAAGATTATTAGAAAAAGTTCCCGGAGGCAAATCTAAATTAGCATCATATGCTGCTGCTTTATTTTTGATTAAGGAATATAAAGAAGATATGAATGAAGATCAAGTAGTATCTCTTGTAGAAAGTGCAGTAGCTAATGAAATGCGAGTAGGTGGTAGAGCCAAAGGAGATAAGGTAAAGTCATACACTCATGCAGTAATTAACACAGAAGCACCTAAAACCCGTTATATTATGAGTTATCACAGTAGTGAGAAAAATGCTAGAGATCACATGAATAGTATTCAAAAACATATTCCAGCAAAACTAGCAATTATTAAAAAATCAGGTAAAAGTAACAAAACAGATTACTTTAATGAAGATATTACAAACCAAGCAGGTAATGGTGCAATCGCAGGTATAGGTGTAGGCCCAGATGGAGAGCCTGGAGTATCTAAAAAGAAACAAAAAAAATATACTGATAAAAATAAAAAAGAGACTTCTGGATTACTAAGAAGAATTAAAAAACTAGGAATTGGCTAATGTTAACAGTTATAGGATCATTAATTGGTTTTGCAAGTTCGACCGTGCCTGCGATAACAGATATGTTTGCTGCTAAAAATGAAAGAAGGCATGAATTAGAAAAAATGAAAATGGTTGCTCACATGAGTAAATTAGATCAAAAATTTGATTTAAAATCATTTGAAATTAAAGCATCATCAGAAGAACATGCTAGACTTATAGCGCATGATACAGCAATGGCTAATAATGCAGGCTGGATATCCGCATTGCAAAGATCAGTAAGACCGGTTATTACATATGCTTTTTTTATTTTATTTTGCACAATAGAGATAACTTTACTTGTTGAAGCTATAAATACTGGTACAAACTTTGCTGAAGCAATAAATTTATTATGGGATGAAGATACTAAAGCAATATTTGCAGCAGTAATTTCTTTTTGGTTTGGATCACGAGCTATCGAAAAGGCTAGAAAATAATGGATGTAGATACAAAAGTTCAAATTGCAGAATTAAAAAAAGAAGTATCATTTACTGAATCATTACTATTGCGTGTAGAACAACACCAAGAACAACTTTTAGAAGTTACCAATGAATTAAAATCAAGACAAGATATTATGGAAGAAAGATTAGCAACTGCGCTAGAGGAGATAGCACATATGCATAAAGATTCTCATAATAAAGACCGAGATAGAATTGAACAATACGAAAAATTACATGCACGTATAACCGAAACAGAACGTAGAGTAATTAATAAAATAGAATCAATGGACAAAAGATTAGAACGTCTTGAAACGTGGAGATGGATGGTTATTGGTGGCGCTGCAGTAATAGGATTTGTTATTTCGATTATCCCATATAAAAATATTTTCTAGTTGATTTTTATAGATAACTACTATATATTTAAATAATGACATGGATTGAAAACAAATACGCTACATTATTATCATCACAATTAGAGAGATTTAAAAGAGTAAACAATGGATATAATTTTCGTTGTCCTATATGTGGTGATTCCCAAAAAAATAAATTTAAAGCTAGAGGATATCTTTTAAATAAAGACAATAATCTTTTATACTATTGCCATAATTGCCATCATGGATCGAATTTTAGTAATTTTATACAAAAGATTAATCCAATTTTACATAAAGATTATGTACTAGAATCTTTAAATGATAAAAGTAAAGATAATAAACCAAAGACAATTGAATGCTTTACTAAACCTGTATTTGATAGTAGCAAAAAACCTTTAAATAAACTTAAAAAAATCTCACAGCTGCAATGGGACCATTCTGTAAAATCATATATATTACACAGGAAAATACCAAATCCATATCATGCACAATTATATTATTGTCCTGACTTTGCGGCTTGGGTTGATTTTATTATGCCAGGGGTTTATAATCTACCTAAAAATGATAAAAGAATAATTATTCCATTTATAGATAAACACGGAGTAATGTTTGGATTTCAAGGTAGAGCAACAAGTAATAATAATAGTATGCGATATATTACTATTATGTTAGACACAACAGCACCTAAAGTCTTTGGATTAAATAACGCGGATTTAAATAAAAAGTTTTATGTTTTCGAAGGACCGATTGATTCAATGTTTATAGATAATTCAATTGCTGTTGCTGGGTCTGATATAATAAGTGTATTAGAAAAATTAAATATAGATAAAAATAAAGCAATAATATGTTATGATAATGAACCAAGAAGTAAGGAAATTGTATCGAAGGTCCAAAAGACTATAGATAAAGGATATAATGTTTGTCTATGGCCAGAAAGTATTCAACATAAAGATATTAATGATATGGTGATGTCGGGTAAAAGAATTGCTGATATAAAATTATTAATAGATCAAAATAATTATAAAGATTTAGAAGCAAAGGTGCGATGTATATCATGGAAAAAAATATAAGTGTTAAATTATTAAGCTATTCTAAACCATATTTGGAATTTGAGAAGGAATTAAAAAGTGATAGTATCCAAGAACTTATTGCGTATTGCGCCCGTGTATCCAATCCATCAAATCAAATTAACAAGGAGACATCAGAAAAGCTGCTATCCTATCTTGCAACACACAAACACTGGTCTCCGTTTGAAATGGTATCTGCTTGCTTAGAAATTAATGCACCAAGAGATATTGCAAGACAAATTTTAAGACATAGATCATTTTCCTTTCAAGAATTCAGCCAAAGATATGCAAACCCTCTTGAATCATTAAAATGGGTTAGACGCGAAGCAAGAATACAAGATCCAAATAATAGACAAAATTCAATTGATTTGGATTACACATTAGAGTATGATAAACAATTACAAGAAGATTGGATTATAGAACAAGATAAAGTTACTATAGCTGCAGCTAAAGCATATAATTGGGCTATAGAAAAAGGCATAGCAAAAGAACAAGCAAGAGCTGTGCTGCCAGAAGGTCTTATTATGAGTAGAATGTATGTAAATGGCACTATTAGGTCATGGATACATTATATTGAGTTAAGATCGAATAACGGTACACAAAAAGAACATATATTAATAGCCAAAGAATGTGCTGCAGCTATAACAAATATATTTCCATTAATAAGTAAATACGGGGAATAAGATGTCGCAAATACTAATAACCAAAAGAGATGGAAATATAGAACCTCTCAATCTAAACAAATTTCACAAGGTAGTCTCATGGGCTTGTGATAATCTTACAGGAGTATCCGCTTCTGAAGTAGAGTTAAAATCCCATATACAATTTTTCAATAAAATGAGATCTACTGATGTGCAAGAAACCTTAATTAAAGCAGCTGCGGATCTAATTAGTGAAGATACACCTAACTATCAATATGTAGCAGGCAGACTAATAAATTATCAATTGCGTAAAGAAGTATATGGTAAATATGCTCCTAATACACTATTTAATCACGTTATACGCGTGATAGAGGAGGGGTTTTACGAACCACAGTTATTAGAGTGGTACACACAAGAGGAGTATGATATTCTTGAAAAGAGTATAGATCATAATAGAGATGATATTCTTACATACGCTGCAATGGAACAATTTAGAGGCAAATATCTAGTTAAAAATAGATCTTCTGGTAAAATATATGAGACTCCACAAATTGCTTATATGTTAATAGCCATGACTTTATTTAAAGATGAACAGCATGATAGATTGTTAAAAATTGTTGATTTTTATAATGCTATATCGAATTTTGATGTATCATTACCAACACCAATAATGTCAGGTGTTCGAACATCTGTCAGGCAATTTAGTTCATGTGTTCTTATTGAGACAGACGACACATTAGATTCTATTAACGCAACATCGAGTGCTATAGTTAAATACGTATCTAAAAAGGCAGGTATAGGTATAGGTGCAGGCAATATTAGATCATTAGGATCACCTATTAATGGAGGATATGCTACACATACTGGAGTAATTCCATTTTATAAACTATTTCAATCTGCAGTTAAATCTTGTTCTCAAGGTGGTGTTAGAGGAGGAGCTGCGACATTATATTATCCGTGCTGGCATCTTGAGGTTGAAGATTTGTTAGTTCTTAAAAATAATAAAGGAACTGAAGATAATAGGATAAGACATTTAGATTATGGAGTTCAATTTAATAAACTAATGTATCAAAGGCTATTAAATAATGGCAATATTACTTTATTTTCACCATCGGATGTGCCTGGTCTATATGATGCTTTCTATAATGATCAAGATAAATTTCAAGAGTTATATGAAAAAGCTGAGAGATCATATAAGATAAAGAAAAAAACAATAAAAGCTATAGACCTATTTTCTTCTTTTGTCACAGAAAGAAAAGATACCGGTAGAATATATTTAATGAATGTTGATCATGCAAATGAGCATGGATCATTTATACCATCAAAAGCACCAATTAAACAATCTAATCTATGTTGTGAAATTAATTTGCCTACTAAACCATTAAAAGATATTAATGATAATAGTGGAGAGATAAGCCTTTGTACACTAGCTGCAATTAATTGGGGTAATATTAAATCTCCTGAGGACTTTAAAAAACCATGTGAAATGGCTGTAAGAGCATTAGATGCTCTTCTTACATATCAAGAATATCCTGTCCAAGCAGCAGAGACGAGCACTATGAATAGAAGACCATTGGGTATTGGTATAATAAATTTTGCATATTGGATGGCTAAAAATAATATGACGTACAGTAATCCAAATCTTGCTTTAATAGATGAATATGCAGAAGCCTGGTCATATTATTTAATTAAAGCATCTATTAAATTGGCTAGAGAAAAAGCACCGTGTTTATTAAATGACGAGACTAAATATTCTCAAGGAATATTCCCTATTGATACATATAAAAAAGAAGTAGATGAGTTAGTTGATAGAAAACCAACTCTTAATTGGACTAAATTATGTACGGATGTTAAAATATATGGTATTAGAAATTCAACATTAATGGCATTAATGCCATCAGAGACATCATCTCAAATATCTAATGCAACTAATGGTATAGAACCACCTAGAGCATTTGTATCAGTAAAGCAATCAAAAGATGGAATACTCAAGCAGGTTGTGCCAGAATATAGAAAGTTAAAAAATAAATATGAATTATTATGGGATCAAAAATCACCAGAAGGATATTTAAAAATAGTATCTGTATTACAAAAATGGATAGATCAAGGTATTTCGGTTAATACATCATATAATCCACAATTTTTTGATGATGAAAAAATACCAATGAGTATAATGTTAAAGCACATTATTATGTTTTATAAGTATGGTGGTAAACAATTATATTATTTTAATACATTTGATGGTGCCACAGATGAAATTGAAGAACCACAACATTCTATGGAAGATTATAACTTACCACAACAACAAACTCAAGAGGAATGTGAATCATGCGTGTTATAAGTAAAGCAACAAAGTCTCATCTAGAACGAAATATGTTTTTCGATGGTGAAGTAGAAATAGCAAGATATGATCAAGTTAAGTATCCACAATTCGAAAAGCTAACAAACAAACAATTAGGTTTTTTTTGGAGACCGGAAGAGGTTGATATAGTGAGGGATTCTAAAGATTTTAGATCATTAACTGATCAGGAAGCACATATATTTACATCAAATTTAAAAAGACAAATATTATTAGATAGTGTACAAGGAAGAGCACCTAACCTAGCATTCTTGCCGATAGTATCTTTGCCAGAACTAGAGACGTGGATAGAGACATGGAGTTTTTCAGAAACAATACATTCAAGATCATATACACATATTATTAGAAATATTTACTCTAATCCTGGTGATGTTTTTGATTCAATTATGAATATTAAACCAATTGTTGATTGCGCTAGAGATATAGGTAAATATTATGATAGATTAATAGAATTTCCAACTAAATCCAATTTATGGTTAGCATTAAATTCGGTTAACGCGTTAGAAGGAATAAGATTTTATGTGTCTTTTGCTTGTAGTTGGGCATTTGCAGAATTAAAGAAAATGGAAGGCAATGCTAAAATAATTAAATTAATATGTAGAGATGAAAATATACATCTAGGATCTACACAACAATTATTAAAATTATTGCCGCAAGATGATCCAGAATTTGCTACTATTAAAAAAGAATATGAAGATGAAGTTATAAAAATGTTTAATGATGTAGTTA